CATCTCTTGAATCTTCAAGGCCTCAGCACTTGGTGCATTTCCTGAGTCATGCCGAGCAAACTTCGCCCTGATGTGGTTGTTGTTTAGTGTTCCTTCTACTAAGAACCTTGTTGCTTCAATAATCTGAGATAGACTTCCTTGAGGTGCAGTTATTCCAAAGTTACTGCCTTCAGGAAGGTACAATATCTTGTCCACCCCGATTTTTATCCTACTTGACTGATCGACACCTGTGACATATTTCACACCGATCGCTCCTAGCCTTATCGCTAACGACAATTCTGTCATTGCTACGGACGTAGAAAGGTCCGCTCTTACGACATCACTTGCACCCTCTACCCACCAATCTCTGATCGGTTTATATCGGTGCGTAAATGTAACAGGCATAATACCATAAGGATTAATATCTCCTTCATTAACAGATACCTTGTCTCCATCCTGATTAATTAGGAAATGTTTTCCAGAAGCTTCAGGTCTATCTTCTGTCCATACTGCATAATAAGGTTTTTCGAGCTTTGACATTCCGTGATTCTCAACGGCATACATGATACCAAATGGCTCAGACTCTCCAGGAAGAAATAATGGGTCAAAGAATGGCAATAGGTCATACTCAATCTTACCCTTTAACTCATTCCATCTACTTCTAAATGCCATACACCCCATAAGGAATGTTGTAGACTCAAGTTGTCTTCTACTTGCGTTTAAGTCTTCTAAGTCAATGAAGTCTGCGTATCTTTCATCGACATTCATCTTAGGTGGTCTTTTGAAGACTAGGGAGCGAACCTTACACACTCTTCGAGTCAGGTTCTGAGTGAAAATGGGAACTTGTTGCAACGATTCGCTCCCAAAGAATTGTTGGACGTAATCCTCTGTATTTATCCCCTCGTAAAAATCTAAAAGGTATTCTCTCTCTTTATGTCTTTGATTCTCAATATATGCTAAACTATCTGCGAGAGATTCCATGATAGCTTGCTGAGATAAATTCGGTACTATTACCACTCAATAACTCCTGCTGTTCTTCTCTTAATAGGGAATCGGTTTACTAAAAAATACCTAGTAGCATCGTTCATGTGATCTAAACGACCATCTTTTAAGGGCTCTTCTTTTAGTCTTTGGTCTTGCCTATGCTCAGGATATCTATAGTTCTCATAACAATCGATAGACCCTTTACATTTGTCACTCACGAAAAAATGACTATCCCCATTTGCATCTTCCACGAATGACCTGAAATGACTTACACCATTGGCAATATTTCTTGAAACTTTATCTGTTTTATACCTGACATAGATTCCTTTTCGTCTAAACTGCTCTATGTCTCCCAATCCACTCTGTGCCTGAACACCACCACCCGCAGGGTCCCCATAATATGTTTCGACAGGATAATTCTTCCTGAGTATCATATCTGCGAGCTCATCTGTCTTTATATTTTCCTCAAAACATATCTCATCTATCTGATAGACTGTATCTCGCCCCTGCTTCTTCTCGACCTGATACCACCCAACGGCAGGCATCCTGAATCCGAAGTCTATGGAGCAGTAAACAGGAAGAGAGGGGTTGAATCGCAATCCTTTAATAACATTCGTGTACCTTGAAAATGGTAGTACACGACCTGTGAACGAGACGAAGCTTGCTCCGTATTCTTGTTCCCATGTTTCTTTTGTGAGTGTTTTCTTGAGGTCATCTATATTATCCTTAAAGTAAGGCGACTCCCAACTTGGGTGTTGCCATGATTGCCAATCTGGAAAGTTCTTGTCCTGCCCTCTTTCGTATAGGTCATACATAAAGTTGTGACCTTCAGGGGTTGTTGTCATCAATGCCCATCCTTTTCTATCGGACAACGTAGGACGAAGATATTGCTCCCAGATTATCTTTTTTATCTTGGCAGCCTCGTCTATAACTAGCCAATCCAGACCTTCTCCCACTAATGAATCTGAATTATCCGCTGACTTGATCCATACCTCTGAATTAAGTCCTGCTACCTTGAAGTAGTATATCTGTCCACTTATCTCTTTTTTACTAGCTAGGGGAAGTTTTAGTTTTAAGATCAGGTCTTCTTTTACAATACGAGCTATCTTATCACATAGCTCATAGTTCGGTGCACATATCCATCCCCTTGTATTAGGAGATAGTATCCAAGGTTCAATTTCCCTTGCTGCTCCAAAGGATTTACCTGACCTTCTCCCTTGGATGTTGATGCGAAATCTTGCTTTGCTACTATGAACTGCTACTTGATTCGGAATCGGCTTGTAATTGATCAGGTTCCAGAACTTCTCCTTGTTCAGAATCTTCTTTGCCAATATTACTTTCCTCATATCCGCATTCTTTTAATACGGCTTCTAAATTTCCTGTTAAATCGATGTGTTGTTTATCTGATTGCTGAAGTAGGTTCTTTCCTAGGAATATCATCATAGGAACTGAACCATTTTTAACGGCTTTGAATTGTGCCCTTCTAAGTGAGATCTTTTGCAGTTCTCTACCCTTATCTATAATAGGCTTATAGTTTTTTCGTAGCGTTTCTTCCGAGCATTCAAAAAAGGATGCTAATTCTTGATTACTGCATCCAAACTCAGCAAGCATTTCTAGCTTTGCTTCGTCTATTTCAATTTTAGGTCTGCCTCGTTTACTCATAATTACTCCTCTTCATCTATTAGGGGATCGGATGACTCCCATAGTGCCATGCACTTCGCCAAGGACCTTCTCCAATAGGTTTTAGCTGAAGACGTAGAAATGTCGAGTTGCTCGGCGATGAGAGGGAATGTTATGAGTTTGCAACGGAGTTTGAATACTTGTAGCTCTCGTTTGCTTAATGAATCATATGCTTTGTGTGCTGCAAGTTGTAACCATCTGTTTTCCTTATCGATTAATCCTGACGTGAAAACATTGAGTTTCCATTTAAAGGATTCTGACAAGGTTATGGCTTCTTCAAGTCTTTCCTGATCCGCATCAGTTAGTAATGGCCAATCTGAAATAAACACCTCGATATCTGGGTAGCGTGTAGAAGTTAAGCATTTTTTGTTTACATTACCTGACAACATTTTGTTAACAAAAAAATATGGAAAATTTTAAGAGGCACACCCCCACCCACATTTTAGGCAAAACTTGGTGTATCGGGGGTCAAAAAAATATCTCGGAATGCCTAAGGGATATGCCTAATAGGAATACGAACTAAAGAGGAACTGAACACCATTTAAAACCATATTGGACACCAAGGACCAAAGTATTTATTTGGCTTTTGGTTCTTTTGTTTGTTTGGACACGTCAAAATTTTGATTTATGGCCATTTTTAGCCCTGATATATATAATAAGTAATTATCTGTTAACAAATTGTTGACAGATATAATTATTAGATGTTATCTTTTGTTAACAAATTGTTAACATATAATAAGGATACGATATGAAAGTAAGTAAAATGACCAAATCAATAGCTAGGCAGATACTAGGATCTGTCTTAAGCAAAACAACTAAAATGCCATGTTATAGCTTCAACCTATCTGCGTTACATTGTAAAGTAGGCTCTAAACTTGCCAAGATTAAAAATAGTGTGTGCTTTGGGTGTTATGCTTTAAAAGGGCGTTACGCTCAGTATAAGCACCCCCAAAAAATGATGCCAAAAACAGAACGAATTAAGCATCCATTATGGGTTAATGCAATGGTATACCTATTAAATAACCAAGGTAACCAAAAGGATAAGAACTATTTCAGGTGGCATGACTCAGGGGATATTCAGGACGTTGACCATCTTAAAAAGATTGTTCAGGTATGCAAGTTAACCCCGCATATTATGCATTGGATACCAACAAGGGAATATTCTATAGTTAAAGAGTATATGGCCAAACATGGTGCTTTCCCTGATAACCTAGTGGTTCGTTTATCTGCTCATATGGTAGATAGTAAACCCCCTCAAATAAATAACCTGCCAACAAGTTCAGTAAATAAGAATAAGGATTTTATAGGGCTTCAATGTCAATCCTATAAAAATAATAATGAATGCGGAGATTGCAGGCTTTGTTGGGCTCCTAATGTTAAAAATATATCTTATAAATATCATTAAGGGGGTAATAATGAAAGTAAGTAAACCATTAACAATTGACCAATATTCAAGACTTAAAAAGGAATATAGGTATTTAAATGAGTGGGTTAAATCTTTTGGTAGGGCTTTGAAATATGGTAATGATTCGGATATCTACCAATTCAGGAATTATTTAGAAGGTAAATCTACTGAAATAACATCGATATTAAATAAAAAGGAAGGATAGAAAATGAATAAAACAATTGAAAAAGCTTGCCAAGATATAATGAGCAAAAAAAAGTCAATCGATGATTTTACCAAGCAAGAGCAA